TAAATCAACGCTTCCGTTTTCTATTTTATCGCTTTCTATTAAGCAATCTCCTAATCTTAAATCTATCATAGCTTTTCTATTTCGTTTAGCACTTCTTGATAGTATTCTATATTGTTAGATGGTTTTAGTATTTCGTTTTCAAGTATAATACTTATATGTAGTTTAGCACATTTCTTTGCTTGTGTGCTTGTTGTTGTTTCTACATAAAATGCTTTTACTAACTGGTATGCTTTCTCTTTTGGTGTTTGCATAAATAGCCATTCTTTTTTTATCACGTTGCACAGTTTATTATTTCATACTCACTATTGTTTTGCTTCCATTCAAAAGACTTTAATACTAAAGCTGCACGTTCATCATACATTGTTTTTTGTTCTTCTTCTAATGTTCTGTACTTCTTTTCGTTTTTAGTATAACCACCATCAAATTGGTTTAGTTTTTCTATTGCTTTGAAATAATCTTTTTCTAATGTTGAATACTTTTTTTGTATTACTTCTAACTTTGATATTTGGCTATACTCTATTTGTGATTTAACTATAAAGTTACTTTCAAGTTTATCGTAATAATCAAATCTATCTTTTTTATACAATGGGTACATTTTGTTTGCGTGTATTGCCGTTGCGTGGTCAAATGATTTACCCTTTGATTTTATAAAGTCTGATATACTTACCCACCTCATATCAAGTTTGTTTCTTAATATATGACAAAGCAATGCACGATGCTCAACGTATTCGGTTTGCCTTGTTTGTTTGTATATATCTATGCCAGTTAAAGTAATAAGTAATTCACTTACTTGTTCTGGTGTTTCTAATATTGTTGGTATTGTGTTGTAATTCATATTATAATTTTTCTATTTCTTTTTTAACTTCTTTCAAAAATTCGATATCAAAAAACCTTAAATCAAAAGCTAACATTTCATCTACACATATTAATGCACATTGTTTAGCTTGTGGAACTCTACCGTCATAAATTTGTAGGAACTTATTTACTAACTCAATTGCTTTATCTTTTGCTTTCATTTGCTTTGTAGTTTTTGTATGTATAAAGCTGCATCCATTAGTTCTTCTTTAAGGTGCTGCAAAAAATCATCTTTGTTATTGTCTTGTAGTGTTGTTTTGTATTTGTCTATTCCTACACAACTTCTTATATCAAATTCTCTTTTTAAATCTTCTACTATTTTGTCTTTCATTTTATTTTAAAATTGTGTGCATATATATTTTACTTGTATTGGTGTTAAATTAAACCATTCACCTCTTACTCTATATTCTGAATATAATTTATGTAATTTTCTTTCTATATTCTTATTCCAAATCTTAACCATTTTAATACTTGGTTCTTGAGATTGCAAAGTTCTTTCTCTATGTTTAGGATTTTTTGAATAACCAATTTTATAAAGTTTTGTATGATTGTTTTTTATTAAATATGTTTTAGGATTTTTTTCATTGTTTTTTTGAGATTTAGCTTTTCTATATATTTTATCAACCAAATTTTCAATATGTCTTTGTTTTTCTAATATGTTATATTCAAGATTTTGATTATCTTTTTTCAAACTTTTATTTTCAGAAATTAATTTAAAATATTTATATTCTAAATTTAATAATTTAAGTTCTAAATCATTATACATTTTACTTTGTTTTTCTGGTGAAGAAACCAAAAAAGCTAAAGTTGTTCTTTTAACTGCTCTTGCCATTTTAATATTTATTCTGTTCTTAATTTTAAAAGGTGATAACACTCGGTGTATTTTTGTCTTGCTTTACCTTTGTATTCTTGTTTAAATAATTCATATAGCTTTCTTGTGTATTGGTATTTTGTTTCACAATCTTTTAAATACTTACCAGCAAACACTTTTCCCTTGCCCCGAAAGTATTGCACATTGTCTGCACTGTCCCCGATTATAAATTGCTCATAGAAATTGTACATAGCTTCTTCTTCTGATATATCTAATATCTCTTTGTGCTTATAATGATAGTTGTACATCAAGCAAGGAAACTGTTTATAGTCTTTATCTATTGACACAATCATAACCTCATCCCTACCTATATCATCACTAATTTGCTTCCAGTACCTTGCAACCATATCATCTGTTTCTACACCGTAACCCCAAATGCTATCATATTGTTCTTTTACGAATTGGTGCATCTCATCTAATAGTGGTGGTAATTCTTGTTTCTTTCTGTTGGCTTTGTACTTTGGTGTGATTAGTTTTCTAAAGTTACCCTTTGAACCACTAAAGGTTAAAATTTTATCAATAGGATATTTTTCTTCAAGGTGATTAACAATAGCCATAAATTGCTCATCAAACTTTGCTCTACTATCTTCTATGTTTGTGTAGTATAGTTCGTCATCTGGTGTTTCTCTTTTACGATAGCAACTCGCAAAAATTAAACTATCTGCATCTACTAATAAAATCATAATGCTTGTTTAATCATTTTAAGGTGCATTTCTTGCATCTTCTTTTGCTCTTTAGTTACCATACTAATTATGCTTGGTAAGTCTTTAAAAAGCTGGTCTACTTCCATCACAAGTGTTTTGTTATCATCGTAACCAATATACAACTCACCATCTAAACAATGCAATGTATCTGTTTCACCTACATAAGTATGTAATTGTGCATCTTGTAATTGTGCTTTTAATATTTCAACTTGTGCTTCTAATTTTTCTATTCTGTTATCTTGTCCCATTTGTCTATTGTTATGTTTAGTTTTAAATAATTCTTTTTACCTGGTTTTACTTGGTAGTTAATATGTACATCAGTTATCTCACTATCTTGTTCAGTATGATATTCTATTTGCTTTCTTAACTTTTCCCAAGCTGCTTTGTTTACTTCCATAATGTTATTTTTATGCAAAGTAACACTATTTTACTTTATAAACAAAACATTTAACAACTAATTTGGTTCTATATTTATATTTATTCTAACCGCTTGGTTTTCTTTAAGCAAGTAAACATCTTTTAAAAGTCGTTTCTTTGTCCACATTGTAGTATCTGGACAGTATTTTTTAACTGGCTTTGGCATCTCTAAATTATCTAACCAATACATAAAATTACCTTTAGGGTCATTAACAAAAAATAACCTAACAACACCATCAAGTGCCATTAAGCTATCGTATTTGTCTTTTTCAATTAGTTTGTCTTCATAGTACTTATTTCTAAATTTCATTTCTATAACGCAATCCTTGCCTTTCGGTGTTTTACCTTTTGCATCATATCTTGAATAACCGTCACCACAATGTTCTAACTCCCACCCATCAAGGTTAAGAAGAAATACAACTGCCTTTTCCCACTCATTTATTGTTTTAATTCCCATTATTCCAAATTACGTTAAGTTGTTTTATCCATAACTTTATTTTTTTTGGATTACACGTGCAAGGTTTTACATATTTATGGTTATAGTAAACACTATGCAAATGGCATATAAGTTCAAACTCATTAGGTTGTAATGTGTTCTTTGGTTCAGAGCGAAAGTTGCTCCAGCTTTCAAAATCTTCTTTAGTAAATTTTACCATCTATCAATTTTTATTTCGTTTAACTTTTTTCTTCTGTTGTTGCAATCACATTTAGTACCTCTTAACTTGTGGTATTTATCTACTAGGTATTTAATACCAGTATATTTTGTGATGTAATAAATAATGTTACCTAGTTTCATAATAGTTTCTTTAGTTTGCTTTTTACTTTGTTGTATGTGTTGTAAAGTGAATAGTAATGTATTAAACTTTTCCTAGAAAATTCTGCAATGCTTTCACCTTCATTTATTATTTCAAACACCTTTCTATCATACCAAAACATCTTTGATAGTTCTTCTTGTATTTTATCATATGGTTCTTGATAGTTTACATCTGATGTGGTTAAGTGTATGTCATCCATAGAAACCATAGTAATGTTTTTACCTTTTCTTTTTAAATCGTAAAACAATGTTCTTAAAGTCTTAAAAATATAGTAGTAGTTTATTTCTTCTTCATTGTACATTATATCCAAACCTTTTTCAAGTTTCAGTTGTATCTTATAATACATTTCTTGTACAATATCTTCAGCAGTTTCTTGTTTACAACCAAAGGATAAAACTATTTCTACCCACTCTTTATGCTTTTTAGCAACTAATATCATTGTTTTTTTTACCATATCATTTTAACGGATCATATAAATCATTTACTATTGTTGGCAATCCTTTTTCGTTTACTTCAAAGCTAAATGTTTCAAAAGAGTACCCTCTACTTCTACCACACTTAACCGTTGTCCAATCTTTGTTTACTGTGTTTGCTTCCAAAATCACGACAGTTTCCGCCTTCTTTTCAAGTGCAGAACCTAAATGCCCAGTACCAAGTTTAGCACTACCAAAGTTTTGATGTATCACACAAATGATATGTGCGTTTTGTTGTTGGCTTATTCTCATTAATGCACTTACTAATTCATTACTTTTTTCTATGTTGTTTACATCTGCACACAAATCAGCCACACCATCTATAATTAAAAGTGATGGTTCTTTTATATGTTCCTTTAAATAGTATTCAATAAACTCTAAACGTTCCTTAAAAGCTACTGTACGTAATGCAAACGTATGGTATTTATCTTTAGGTATGTTGCTATCCATATCTAATGGTCTTTTAAACACTTTAGATGCGTGCCAGCTTCCTTGTTCTGTATCTATATAAATTAAATCACCATTACCTCTATGTCCTTTTATTTGTCCACCGTAAATATTTGAACCACTTAAATAAGCACTTGCAAGTAAAGAGCAAAAAAAACTTTTACGGGTCTTTGGTGGTGCAGTAATTACTGAAAGATTGCCAAAAGTACCTAAAGCTATTGGTATAAGTAAATCACCTTTATCTGATTGTAAAACCTTTTCACCATAGCTTAAACATACTGGTGGATAATCTATTTTTTCGTCAATGTCTATCTTGCAAGTATCTGCAATAAACTCCATCAACATATTCTGTTCTGTTTCTTTTTCTGTCATTTGTTAAATATATAAAAAAAAGGTGCAAGTTAAAAACTCACACCTTTTAAAGTTAGGCTAATTAAAATGGTAAGTCATCACTTGCTGGTTCTGCCACTGCTTGTGGTTGATCATCTCTTTCAGCAACCGTTACACCATCTGGTGATGACATCCATACCACCTTACCGTTTCCAAGATAGTTTTTAGCAACCTTTGCTTCTCTTTCTTCTTTGGTTTGGCTATCCATAAAAGCTACGTTGTTTCCATACCTAGTTTCATCTTGTATTGCTATTGTGAAATTGTAGTACACCGCGCCGTCACGACCCTTAATAAATTTTTCTTTTGGTAGTTTATCTACTCTAATACTTCCGTTGATAATTGCACTCATAATATATAGTTTAAATTTGGTATTGTCATTACACGCAATACCTCGTGTTTTATTTTGTTTTAAAATTAAGAAAATCCATTAAATCTTTTTCCTTTATTTCCTCGTTATTTAAAAAACACTTACCATCTTCAAAATTATTTTTTTCAAAGGTAATTAAATTTGTTCCATAAAATTTCCAATCTTTTGAAATGCCTTTTTTAATCCATTTATCCAATAATCCAAGCATATACCTTTGGTCTGGTTTTACTTCTGCATTATGGCTTTTTAATTCTACAAGCATAATTTTTTTATTTGTTTTGTGCCATAGAACAAAATCCAAATCATAACACCTATACCCAGTATGTGCATCATCTAAATTATTTCTAATCCATTGACTAAAGTATAAGTCATTTTTTCTATTAAATGTATTTTCCTTTTTAGTCACTATATTAATGCTTTAGCAATATTAAATGTTTTCTCATCTATTTCCGCACCAATTACATTTCTACCTTTTGCTTTTGCCACAATCATTGTTGTTCCACTTCCAGCAAATGGTTCTAATATTGTATCACCTTTTTTAGTAAACATTTCTATTAAATAAGCAACACCACTTTTACTTTGTTGCCAGTCGTGACCATTCTTTTCTCTTTGTTCTGAAATAAAATAATCTTGAAATGTATTTTCTATTTTCTTTTTTCCGTTTTGAAATATTAAAACTGGTTTCCATCTGCACATTAAATTTATACCATTAACAATTTGTGTTTGACCTTCGTGATAAACCGCAAATGTCCAGTAGTAATCTAAATTCTCACACATTCTTTTCATTACTTCTGGGAGATACATTTGACCAGAATAAGCAACACAATATCCATTTGGTTTTAATACTCTTTTTGCAAACCTTGATAGTTTGCTCCAAACCTCAATAAACTCTTTTGGATATGGTGGATCTGTTATAATGCAATCAATACTACCATCTGGTATGTCTTTAAAAACTTCTTCAAAATCACCTAATCTAAAATCAATTTCAATCTTTTTGTTTTTTCCGATTTCTGCTAGTCTATCTCTTTCGTTTTCTTTTTCAGCTTTCTTTTCTTCTTTTTTAATTTCTTTATAAGCAGCATTAATACTTACTTCACCAGTTCTTAATTTTGCTTTTACTTCTTCTGGTGCTTTCTCCTGTATCTTTTTTACTTTAGCAATAGTATCGTGTGAAACTGATGCAACCTTTGATAGTTCTTTTCTTGTTTCTATAGGTTTACTTTCCGCAGATATCTGCTTAATGTCGTTTCTTTTACCTTGATTTTCCTTTGCTTTTTTACTAAAAACATCTTCAAGTTCTAATGCTAAAACACTTCTTTGGTAGTTGCTTAAATTTCTTCTACCAAATTGGTTTAGTATCATCCATTCCTTAACCGCTTCTTCATTATCAAAATGTTTGCTTTCGGTTTCAAAATCTAAATCCCACCTGGTGGCTATTTCATAACGGTTATGTCCATCTATAATAAAACCATTCCAAGTAAGTATTTTTTCTCTTATACCCTCACTCATACAATTATTTTCTAATTGCTTAAATTCTTCTTTTGTTAGTGGTGGTATTAAATCTTTAAATTCTTGTTTTATCTGCATATTATTTTCTTTTAAAATCGTCACTTTCATCTTCACCAAATACACCCAGTTCGTAGAAACCAGTTAGTTTTAGTACACTTCTTGACAATGCACGTTTCTCTGCCATTTCCATTACATACCAACTGTTGCAATTACCATCTTTATAGTTAGCACCTTTCAATGCACTACCAAAGGTTTCAATTTGTACTTCTTCTTTTTTTGCATATGCTTTTACAACCGCAAAGTTAGGTTCACACTTTACAACCTCATAATTGATTGCTATGTTTTCTTTTGCTGCAATCTTTTCGATACCTTGTCGTGTGATTATGACATAGTGTTGATGTTTATACACATCGGTTTTTCCAAGTTCGTACTTCTTGTACAAATCTAATAATTTTTCTCTATCCATTTTGTTTAAATATTTGTGATACTTCTATTTTTGCTTTTAGTTCTTCTATCTTATTACATAAGGCTTCTATCCTATATGTATACTCGTCAAATTTTGTTTGTGCAGTTTCTTGTGAAAAGTTAGTTTGCATTACTGAATATTTATTAAAGTTGATTTTGCATCATCTAATCTTTTATTAATAGATAATTGTGTAAATGCATCAAGGTTTAAAACTGCATATTGCAAGTCTTTTTCTAATCTTTTAATTTCGTCTTTTAAATCGTGTTTTTGTGTTCTCATTTCTGTTAAGTTTAAATTAATAATAAACAAATATAAACAAAATATTTAATAACAAAACTATAAAAGCAAAAAAAAAGGCTTAACATAAAGTCAAACCCCTTTTCCTTAACAAAACAGAATAGTTAAAGATAGTCTTTTATAAACTATCTACCAAGTCTTTATAGTGTTTAATCATATCTTGTAGTTCATCAGTAGAATACTTTACAGTTTCTTTTGATTTTATGTATAATTCTTCAGCAGTACCATCACCATACTTTTCATCCAGGTACTTTGAAAATAAATATTGTTCACCAGCTTTAAACATATTACAACCAACGCATTGCACCGCTACATTCATTTCTAACCATCTTGTTGCATAGTGTTTTCTTGATTGAAAGTGACCGCATTGCATACCTTTTTTATAGTGTGATACCTTACCACAAGTAAAGCAAGTTACATCACCGTTATGGTCTGCATCTTTTAATCTTATGTACTGGCTAAAGATAGCATCTAGTTTTTTAACTATTTTACTTCTTGATAATTTAGATGGCATTATCTATAACTTCTATAATGTTTCTTAACTCACTTCTTTCAAACTCACCTAGTGAAATATCATTTACAATTAATAAGTAATAATCTTTTCTTACTGCAATACATTTTGTGTTTTCCATCTTTTATTTGTTTAAGTCAGATTTATGTAATAACTTTACACTTTTTTATTACTTCAAATATATAAAATAAATAATTAGAAATATATATATAAATATAAATCTAAAAATATATATTAAAAAAAATAATAATATACTTAAAAATAAAAGATAATGATTTTGGGATAGTATTCTATTTCTGCGAAATGTACTTATATTTTTCAATACCTCTTGAACCAAAGTATGCAACATAGGTTGTAAGTAAAAGTGATTTAAGTAAATCTATCCATTCAACACTTACACCGAAATCTATATTTAGGCTATCCATAAGAATTAATAACCAAGTTGAGATAGTAAGAAAGATTAACATCATTGGACGTACATTTTTTGATAGCCAACTATCACTTGACATATCTGCACTCCATCTTTTAGAAACCTCTTGCATTTCTATAATATCTAATTCAAGCAGTTTTAAGGCTTCTTCTTTGTCTTTAGGTGTAAGTACTTCATCTTTGCTTATAAGACCACCTATTAGCTTTAAAATACCAGCATCTGGCACAACATCACTAACACCTTTAAGAATGTTTGGTGCAGCTTTAGTAAGAAATTTACCTACCCTTGTATCTTTAAACTTTTTTTTACTTTTTTCCATTGTTCTTATTCATTAAGTACCACTTGTGTGCGGTATACCCAATAGTTAAAAGTAAAAGTGTAATCTTTAAAAATACATCAACGTTTGACATTGAGAAAATAAATGTGCCTAAATTAATTAAAAGTGTTCTGTAGTCTGTTGCCATATTAATAAGTGTAATAAACACCTCTTTTTTTAGTTACTAATACTTGTTTTCTGTTTTTGTCTTTGTTATAAGAAACGTGTAACCATTTAGGTTCTGAACCAAATTCCCAAATAAGCTGGTCAAACTCTAAATTATCTTTTATCCAATGAAACATTTCTAGGTTAGATTTACAATTTTCTTTACCACAAGCCATTCTTGTTATGTCCATTGCTTCACCTTTCATATGAGATGATGTTTTAGAACCTTTTAAGGCAGTATTAAGTTCTAAAGACCTAAACATACTATTTACTTTAATTGGTGCATCTACCCACTCTCTTAATGGTTCAAACACTTCTTCAGCTAATAGTTTCATATTCTCAACTTGTTCTTCATTTGGTTTATTCTTTATACCTTTTTGTTTAGCATAATTAGAACCAACTGCTTCTTTGTAAGAAATGTGTTTACTTATTCTTTTCATCTGTGATTAATTTAAAAGTTCCATCTTCAAGATTTACTTCTATGTTACCATATTTCTCTTCAAGTTCCTTCTTGTTCTTTTCTTGCTTCATTGCAAGTTCTGCAAACATATGAGATAGTGTATGTGACTGTGTAGCCAATAATCCTAAATCGTGTAAGATTGCTTGTTTCTTCTGTTCTTGCTCTTTAAATTCTTTTAACTCACTTTTTGATAATTTTCCCATTGTATTTGGTTTTTGGTTAAGTATCAAATATACTAATTATTTAGGTACTTCTGCGTTTCGTGCATATCCGTAAAAGCTATGTGCTGCCTCTATTGGGTATACCATAAAAGCGCCAAAGTCTAAATCCAAGCTGCTCATTACATCTATGGCATAACCATCATAGTAAACCGCCGGTGTAATTATATTACCATCTGCATCATAAGTAGCGGGTATTTTTACCACCTTACCGATATAAACAACGGCTGCCGTATCTTTTGCAAATACTATTTCGCCCTCTGTTTCAACTAAAACACCAATACTTAAAAGGTAGTCTTTGCCCTCTTGCTCTGTTGGAAAATTTGTCTTGTATATATTCATTATATTGTTGTTAAAGATTGTAATTCGCTATCACTTAAAGCCTCTTTCCAAACTGCAAGTGCTTTTGTTTTGCCGAAGAAAGGTAATGTACCACCTCCCGCATTAAAACTTATTGTATTCATACCAACTGGAGTATTGCCACTCGTATCTGTTGAAACTTTAGTACCATTTATCCACATACTAAAATCATTTAATTTGTATGAAATAGCTATTTTATTATTGTTTAAAGTATTATAGCTTGTAGTAGAAAAATCAAAACTTGTACCGCTTGATAAAACTTGTCCTCTAATTTGATTTGATATTGTTCCTAATACAATGCTAACTCTGTTAGCCGTACTTCCATCGGATAAACTAATAACCCTATTTGTTCCATCATCAGCCAAAGCTGCTATCTCTGCATATAAAACACCCTCTGTGCTATTTATACTTGCTAAACTACCGCCATTGGTGCATAAGTCTTGGTTACGTGTAACTATTGAGCCAGAGGTGGGTATGTAAGATGTTGCGTAGCTTAAAGCCTCGACTTGAGCGCCCCAAAGCTGCAAAGTATCACCACTTGTTAGAGCATTAGATATGTATAAAATATAGTTGCCTAAAGTGTCATTTGTTGTAAACGTGTGAGTTATTCTTACCCATTGGTCAGTTATTAAGTCATTTTGGTAATTTACAGTTGTTAAATTAGTTCCACCACTACCACCTGTTAGAGACAATATTCTAGACTGAACTAGTGTAATATCACTTTCTTTTTTAGCATAAAAACTTAAGGTATACTCTGTATTGATAGCTAATCCACTAATGGTATATTGTAATTTTCCACCACCACCATCAGAGGTTATTTCATAAACAGACGTAGCACCATTAGGTGCAATACCAGTAACAAAACCAAAGGAAGAATTTCCAAGTTTTGCCCAACTTGCATCGCTAAATAATTCAGATTGTGTTATTAAATTTGTACTCTGCGGTTCAAACAACCAACTTCCGCACCCACTATCTGGCACTACTTCTTGCCCGAGTACTTCTTTTACAGATACGTTGTCTATGCTTATACTTTGGTTTGCACTTGCTGCGTTAAATTTTCTATGTACGAAAATATCATTACTACCCGTTGCGGTAAAATAAAAAGTAAAATCTTGGTAAGATGTTGTTAAACTTACAGAGCCTATTGTTGATATTGTACTTGCTTGTTGTGTTTCTAATATTTCAGCATCAAATGAAGATGATGCTTTCATTTTTAAAACAATCTTATATTGCTTACCGCTTGTAAATACATTCTCTTGGTAAATTCCTACATTACTATTTGATGCATCTATATTTAAAGTTGCAACATCTGTAAAAACTATTGTCGATGAGCCAGTAATATAGCTTCCCCAATTAGCACTTCCATTACTAAAATCACCATTTACAATTTCCTCACTCCCTAAAGCATCTTGATAACTAAAGCCCTCGTAGTTTATTCTCGGTAGGGAGGTATCGGTGGTAATTTCGATTACTGAAATGTTTGTGATAGAAGCGGTTGTATCACTTGTTAAACTATAAAAATTCAAATTATCATTAGCTGCTACTCCCGTTATGTAATCTGTATAAGTTCCGTTTGCAGACCTATTAACGCCATTAATATTGCCATATTGAACCCTTAATACACCACTAACATACCCGCTTATTGTATAAGTTACTTTTATTGTTTTTTGCACAATACCTAATCCTTGTTGTAATGATAATTCGCCCGTTGAATTTACAATATTAGCAACGTTGTTACCTATGCTTGTAAAACTTCCCAAATCCCAATTTTGCCCCACCTCTTTAACCGAGATGTTTGTAATAGAGATATCTCCTACACCGTATATATGCAAGTCATCTATATTTGTAGTAGTATATACTGTTATTGTGCCATCGCTTGTATAGTTAGCTCCTCCTTCGGGATATTGTGATGTAACAAGTTTTGCATAATTGCCGCCACCGTCCGCTCCACTTAAATCAAAGGTAATTTTATAAGTTTTTCCTATTGTTAGGATGTTAAGTTGGCGAATTAATGATTGCGCTCCAGTATGTATCGCCTTATCCTCTCCAATACTCCACCCAGTACCTAAAGTCCAATCTTGAGCTACCTCACGTACTGAAACGTTGTCTATTGATAAAGAACCAGAGCCACCTACTCCAAAAATCTTTAAAGATGTATTTGCGGTTGATGTTATATAAAAAGTATAAGTTCCATTTGTATAATTTGTATTAGGAACGAGTACTGTTGCTGCACCATCTCTTATTGAAATTATACCGCTTGTGTTATTTGATATTGTAAAAGTTAGCTTATAATTAGTGTTTGCCGCAAAAACATTTGATTGTTGGATATAATGGCTTGCAAGCCCATCAAAATTTGCACTACCATTTGCAATACTCCAACTTGCTTGCATACCCCAACCCGTATCGCTGCTAAAATCTCCATTGGTAATTTCCTCTACCCCCTCTTGTGAAAAACTGCCGTTAGAAACTTCCTCTACACCCTCCTCTGAAAAGTCGCCATTCTGCACTAAATTACTCGATAGTATCTGTACGTTTTCAACAAGACCTTGAGCATTTACTCTTGTAGCTGCTGAATTTCTGCTAAAATCAAAATCACCACTTCCATCACTTGGTTTAACACATAGTGCTTCTCCATTGTTATACGCAGTAGGTGTTAATATAATTGATGCTTTATCTAAAAGGTTGCTCATTATTGTATATTTTCTAATTCATCTAAAGTTGCAGTTGTACAAGTAACATTCTCATAGTATGTTGCCCTTGCTTGTAAGGTTAAAAGTAATGCTGGTACTGCACTACACCCAGCATATTCTTTGTAGACTAAACCCCAATTTACAGAGTTATCACAAACACCTCTGCCCCACCAACTTTTAAAATATATTTCGTTTGCCATTACTTCTTGTTTTTTTTCTTTTTAAGAAATACCTTTAATTTCTCAATGTTCTTTGCCTTTGGTTTGTAACTCATAGTACCCATCCATTAAATGTAGCTTCATAACTTGGATAAATGTCATCATTGACGTTATTTGTGTACTCTGGATATGTAGCTTGGTTAAAACTCATAAAGTCTATAAAACGTCTTGAATACCATTCTGCATTGGTTCTTGCTTTTTCAACTAAAAAATCAACCTCATTCTTATCTACAGTTTGTGCATTTTCAGATGTGTGTTTATATACACCACCATTCTTAATTTGGTAAGCAGCGAATGGAATGTAGTTTGCTTGTGCATACCATATAAGCATTTCAACAATAAAATCTTCTAATATAGTTTTCCATCTTGCATTTGCTGGTAAATCAATTCCAGCAACAATAGCATCAGTCAAACCAGTATACATATTTGTACCTATAATTTGTTGTATGTCTATCTGTTGTGCAATCTTAATAAACTGTATGAATTTATCAGTATCTACATTCCCATCAATGATAGAGTTTCTAACTAAATCGGTTCTATTTATAAATAATACTGTTGCCATCTATCTTCTTTTATTAGTTGGTAAAAAACCCTCATTAGGCATATCTATTGGTTTTGTTCCCACTAAAGGATTGTTTCTTTTGTGCTTAAAACCTTTTCTTTTAGCTTCCCTTACACTTATTGTTGGTGCTAATGGTGATTTAACATCAATACGTTTGCTATCTAATGTAAACATATAAGTTTTGCGTGTCCAGAAATGATGACAAGCGCCACCACCTTTGTAAAGCCATATAGAATAGGTATCTGCACCCTCTGCACCCCAACCTGGATTTACTGCCCTTGTACTCATCAATTCAATATCTTCTTTGCGGTATATCTTTTTAGCTTTTATCATTTTCTCACAAAAACTTCTTGTGACATTTTCACCCTCTTTGTTAAACGTTTCTTCTAAAGGTGAATATTGATACCTTACTTTAAATGCTACATCTTTTACCGCTTTATCTTGTTCAGATTTTGCGTTTGGTCTTGCTGTACCAGTTGATACAAATTCCCATATTTTAGATAGTGTGCTTTTGTTCTTTTTGTTTAGTTGGTCTATTTGGTAATCAAGTGCTTCTTCATCATCATAATCAACTTTTCTTTCATCAATTAAAGTCCATTGGCTTAAATCTTCTTCTTCACCTAATTCTTCTAATACATTATCAAGTTCAGTTTTTTCTTTGCTAAACTCATAACCCGTTTCTTCTTCAATATCTTCTTTACTTTGTAAATCTTTATCTACATCAGTAAATTCTAATGGTTGTAACGTTGTAAAGTATAGGTTTAAGCTAATATCATTGTAGGCAAGTATATTATCAAAGCAATCTATTAAAAGTTCCTGAAATGGTCTTATAACGGTGTTATCCATTAACAAAGATGCAGTCTTTATTTCTTCTGCGTTATTTCCTAAACCACTACTATCTTTTATACCCAATAACATTGGTGATACAATCCTATGTGCAACCATTATTTTCTTTGTGCTTTCTTCACTTAAAAATTGGTACTGATTGTGTGCATCACTTAATTGTACTGGTGTTATTTCTGCTTGACTTTCTTTATTGTCATTAAAAGCGAGTATGAATTTACCAGCATTAGATGTACCCGAAAACTTCTGTGCTATTTTCGTTTCTATTAATTGTCTTTCTTGTTGGTTAGGAGTTCCATTATTAAAATTAATCAACATTGATGGACTTAAACCATTCATAATGTTGTTCAAATGGTAGTTAGATACTTCTTCTTCTAACTCTGCGTATTGCAAACCACCTTGATAGTCTACTGGTGAGTAATAATAGAAACCACTCTTGTATGGTTTTATGTAGTATATCTCTATGCTTTCTTTAGACATACCAAAGGCTGGTATTCTTAAAGGCTTATCACTCTTTTTAATGTTTACCCAATCATTACAATAGTAATATGCTGGTACATTACCATCTGCATCACATTTTTCTGCTCTTAATGTTTCAATTGGCATATGCTCTAATTGAACAATTTTGCTTCTATCTTTATTATAGATAACCTGGATAGCACATTGTCCCATTAACTTTAAATCATAACAAGCCCTACGCACTACATCTTTTCTAAACAAAGAAACCATCTGTGCATACTCATTAGGTTTTCTGTTGCTATCTGTTGCATTTAAACCTTTACCATAAATAGCTTGTGAGATACCATTTATTGCTGCATTGTTTGTAGGTGAACCATTATAACGGTCTATAAGGAATTGAAAATAATTATTATCAGCCCCGTATTCAATCCAATCTGCACCGTTTACTTCCTTAACCTCTGGTGATGTATATGTACTTAAATTTACAAATCCAAATTCAGACACCTTGCTTTTTACAAATTGTCCCTTTTCGTTTCTTTTTCTCATATTACAATGTAATCATTATTGTTACCATCATACGTTGTATATTGGTCTTTATTTATTTTGTAAAATTCGTTATCAACTGTTATTGCATCTTTTTGTGCAGTACAAAATGCTCTATCTTTATATATAACATTCTCTTTTTCTGCATCTGAATACAAAGTTAAATCATAAAAATGCCCCTCAACTAAATTTTCATATTCAAAACCATATATAAGATATAAATCATTTTCAATAAAAATATTACCTACACCATCAACTCTTGGTACAAGTGTGTATTCATCAATAACATTTGTGCTATCATCTCTTAAGGTCATATATGCACTTGACACATATTCTCTTGGTATAATTCCAAATCTATTAGTAGCTTGTGGTTTTAAAAGTATCATCAATTATATAACGTATAAAAATAACTAATTTGTAAAAACAAAAAAAAGCACCCTATAAAGGATGCTTTCAATTTAAAATAAATATTAATTATGCAGTTGGGTCTACTTGTGCTGCATCACCTGTCACTGCTGTTGCAAGGAAATAAGGTGCAGTTTCTTCCATACCCTCAAAGGTAAGTGTAAACCCACTTAAATCACCCGCTGCTGCTCCAGTTACTACCGTACCACCAGTACACTCCATACCATTCTCAAATCCACATAAGAAACTATTCCCATAGTAATCTTCTACAACTACGTATGGTCTTGCTACTGCAAGTGTTTGTAATTCTTGTTGCGTTAAAGCATCTAAATAAGTTAGTGTAAGATTTAAAGTTTGAGTATAAAAAGTCGTTCCATTTTCTCTGCTACTTGTTACAGTAGTTTCTAAAGATGAATTTCCTTTTACATCATAT